TTAAGATAAGATCGTATTGCTCCCCCTTTTTCTTTGTATAAAAATCAGGGGTTTCTCGTTCAATCTCATCGAAGATATATCCGTAATTATCATCAAGGACAATTACCCACTTAGGAACGGTGCTCCGGGATTTAATATCAATTATCTCATCCCGTGTCTTTCCGCTGAACGGGTAAAACTCCTGCTTAACGAGATACTTCTTGAACTCATCCGGATTATCTGCATTGTCGATACGCATAATCTCATCATCAATCGTTCGTAGTATCTCATCGGGTGCTTCTGCGCTAACTGCCGCCGTACGGTCTGCAATATAATCATCCTTTGACTTGAACTTGAAATCCTTCGAGAATGAATGAGCAATTACCAAATCGTCATCCATATCTGTAAGTTTAGCGATCAGGCGAACAGTGAATTTCCAGTCCTGTGAGAATCTCAGTGCCCAGGGATAAAGAGTATCGTAAACACTATCCAGGTCGATTGTCTTTTCTGTTGCTGTCTGTGATACTTGCTGCTTCGTGAAAATATCTGAATTGAACATTGCCTGCTTACAAAGATGAGTCAGTTCCTTGATATACATATATTGGAATTCCAATAGGCCAACTTCAGGAGTGAGGTAGCGGGCAATATTTTCAAGTGATATATCCTCTTCTTTATCTTTAGGCATCCGTATCCAAATAATATCCTGAGCTGACATATGAATATCCAGTCCTTCCCCTTTACAAGTAGGACATATAGTTCCATCGACCAATTTACCGCCGAGACATTCCGGGTTTTTACATGGAGGCACTTTAACAATCTTCTGCGGAAATACATGGAGTACAGAAGTAAGATCCATCTCGCTATTTGCATTTAATGTCTTTTTGAGATATGGCATAGCATTATGATACGGAGCGACACAAGTACGTCCGCTTGTAGCCGGATCACGGTTAAATCCAACACGGAACCCAGGAACAACTCCGGCATCATGAGGGGGATCTATGAAAGTAATCTCAAAATCCCTGTCTTCTTTATCTGTAAAATACAATTTATCAGCTATTTTCTTTATTACTCCGACCTCTTCGCTGGAAAGTTTTTTATCAAATATCTGCTCACAAACAATAGTCTGATTCTGAAGGTACATCGTAAAGCGTAAAGCGTCAACCTCTTTCTGCTGTTCAGGATCAATCTTTGCTACCGCTTTCATGTCGATCAGATACTTCAGAAGATTATTATCATAATCAAACATAACGGCTTGCTGTGCGCTTACTTCATAGGGATATGGCGTGAGATGTTCTTTATCAGAATCAAAATCCTCCCATTCAGCGACCATAAAAGTATTCGGGTCGATGTCGTTCAGCTCATAATACCGAAGAGCCATCCAGTCATCAAAAGATTTATTACCCCAGAACTTATCGAGTACAGCCTCCATCTCTTTAGCTTTTGTGCCCTGCTCGTCACTACTGTAACTAACTACACGGGTCATTCCGTTTGAACGTGGTATTTTACGCTCGACACTCGTAAGGTTCCCGATAACGGCAGGGATGATATGACACGTTAATTCCTTTCGCTGTTTGAACATCTCATCATCTTCCCGTTTATGGAATTGCCGCATCAGATCACCAAGCCCGATCCCGGTTACGTATTTATAGTAAGTATCTGCAAGCTTACATACTCTATCGTAGTCTTGGTGTCGTTTCTTATCGACAACTACCGCAAGTAGTATTTTAATCGCTTCGTTCAAATCTTCCGGTTCAAATTCAAGAAGCTGTTCGGTTGTTTTAGCCTTTTTTGCCATTATATATAATTTTTAGTAAAAATCTCTTTGAATACTTCGGTTATAAAGTAGTCTGCGGCATCCGAGCAATGTCCATACTTCTCATACGTTTGGTTCCTCTCCGCATCATGATAGTTCTGCTTCAGCTTTTTACCATCAACATCCTCTTTTACATATTCAAAATCAGCGATTGTTTTCTTGCAGCTTTCATCTACTAAGATACGAATATCATACTTCTCATCAAAAATATTATTCATAAAATCTCTACGGGCCAGAACAGGAGGTGCTCTGTGAGGTACACGGTCGCTGAAGTTATTTATCCAGGGTCGTAGGACTTGCTGAATGATATGATAATCGTTTTTCTTTGAGCGGGTATCACGCTTTTTCCCTGAAGGATCTCCGTAAAAGAATACACCGGCCAGCTTTTTTCCATAATCACGCTTCAATGCCAGGGTAACAGCCTCGCTTGAATTATCGGGACTTTCAAGACAGTATTCAGCGAAACAGCGCACCCATATCGTTTCTTTTATCCGTACTATCTGCCAGGCAAGTAATGTCATATAAGGAGTAACATTGAAGTCATATGTAAGATGCACCGGGATATTTTCTATGAATTCAGCTTTACCAACATGTCTTGACCTGTCAAACGAGCTGTAAAACTCCCCACCTGCTTTAACGAACGGATTGGCATAGATCAGGCGCTTACCGGACTCGGTTAAATTACCATCTCGATTTGTATGTTCATTGATAAGCCCCTCGATATGTCCTTCAGGGAGATTTGGTGCATTATGAAATATAGAACAGATTGTAAGACTTTTATTATCGTATTCTTTGTGAAAATAGTCATCTCGATTATAGATCACCTCATTTATTTCTTTCTCGAACTGGTCGATTTGGAACCATTCGTTTATCCAATCGACTTTTGCCGGGGTCGTAGAAATATAGAGTGGGTTCCAGTCCTTACCATTTAATTTCATGCCTTTCTGCCGTAATCGGTGAAGGATCACATCTTTTACTGCTTCTTCTTTCGTCATATGGGTTTCATCCAGGATTGCCCATCCCATTTCTTTACCGGAATGAGCCTCGTAATTATCAAGCGAGCCCTTATAGACTATAGCACCATTACAGAATGAGATAATAGGATTATAATCATCAAAATTGTGGTTTCTTAAATCGTAGCTTTTGGGTGGTTTTTTACCTATTACATAATGTATGTTTTCGATCAGTCCGAATTGATCACGCCAAACATCCCTTATTCGCTTCAGAGTTGATACATTGAGCTGTTCATAGGTATTCGCTCCGATAAATCCCTGAACATCCGGATAGTTTTGAATAAAATCATAGCTGATTACTCCATCCATAAAAGTCTTTCCTGATCCAGTCCCCGCCAGAAATAGATTGATTTTTTTGGTCGAAGTAGTGATAAACCGTTGCGGGCTACTTAATTTCATCACGATTAATAACAAGTTTTACTGGTAATTCAATAGTTTTCTGCATATTATCTGCCTCGTAAAATCCCAGGTGTCTTGCAAGTTTTTCAATAGCATCCAGCTTTGAGTAGAATTTTATCTTTGATGTATCTGTCGCTATTGTTTCCCCAAATTTCTTTGTTACCACTGTTACTTCCGAGATTGATCGTGTAATATTTTTCGGTAATTCATTAATTGGTTTCAAGTCTCCATTCTCATCATAAAGCTCTGATATATCAATCTGGTACATCATTTGCAATTCCCGGAGCAAGTCTTCGACTGTTATGTTAACTTTATTGGCATGCTTATCCTGTAATTTCTTGATTTCTTCCTGAATGTTAAGTTTTGTTAAATGTTGTGAAGCTATCTCTTTTGCAGTCTTTTTCGAATATCCGGCCCGGATTGCAGCTTGAGTTCCGTTCAGGTCTTTCATGTATTCCTGACAGAATCTTTTTTGTTTTTCGCTTAATTCTGGCATTTTAGTTTGGAATTGGTTTATGTAAAATTAACAATTTTCATCGAAATAAAAAAATAGCATTAATAAGAGATATTTAAGTCTTTTATTGTTGATTTATTTTAAAATCATCTTTACTCTTATCTGAAAGCAAACTACTTTTGGTTTTTGGAAAATCACTTTACACTTTTCGTTCGAGAAAAAACTTTCCAACTTTTGAAAAAATACTTTTTACATTGCAAGCAAGAAATTACTTTCTAAATTTTAAAAATCAGGTTTCAACTTTTTTACTTCCGGAATACTTTCTAAATTTTCTCAAAATGGTTTTAACTTTTTCTTCAACACAAAGGTTTTGCATTTTTGAAAATTAGGTTTGTACTTTTGGGTTGAAATCTCAAAACCTGAATTTCAAAAAAATAGTTTATACTTTTTGTTCAACTTCGCAAAAGCTTGTTTTCGAAAAAAATGTTTTGACTTTTTCGCTTCCTTATGAAAACCTTTTTACAAGAAAAATAGTTTACAATTTCTGAAAAACCCGATTTCTGAAACCCCTATAAACAGTACGTTGTAGAGGCACAGCTTTTCAAAAATAGCGAGAAGTTGAGATTTATCACCAAAATTCGTAAAGTTTTTCCCAACTATTAATAATTTCAAAAAACGAATTATCTTTTTTTATTATTCTGCTAAATCCCATATTCATTGATTCTGTTAAAACCTGCTTTCTCTATTTGAGATTTATTGCGATATTTGAGAAAATTAGAAAAACCCCCATTTCTGAGGGTCTTTCGTTTCTTCATTCTACTCAATCATTAGGGTCTTTTCATAAGCAAATAGCTTAACATGGTTTTGGTGCAATATTGCAGGTTAAATTCTTTATCACTTCTTTTGCCGTTGTCGATACGAAGACTTTCTCCGATCCTGTTTCACGATTAATCCGGATTATTACCGTTCGATTTTTTAGCGAATATGTCTCGTAGATATACGGCATCGAATGTGTTTCGTCGATTATGTCGGTTCTATTTCGAAGCTGTCTACGGAGATTATTCATTATCTATTCCGTGTTGGATTAAGTTCGTATTTACATTAATCGTTTTATAAATCTTAGTTGGGTATATTCGTATATCTAAATTTAGATCATAGAATAATTCATTTTCTATCATTTGAATATTATCTAATGTTACGCTAATTATTCTATAATCTTCAATCGAGTTATTTTTTTTAATAATCTCAAGACTTTCGATATGTGTTTTTATTATCTCAGTAATCATTATTTTTTATATTTTTCATTAATAATAACCGGAACTGTATTATTCCAATTAATTAAATGGTGTAATCTTTTATGTTTAGTTTGCATTATTGAAACCTTTACACATGACGGCGACATCATTACTGTTGTAAACGACTTACAATACGTACCATATTTTAAATACATATCCGTAATTCCACCAGATTGGCTTTGTGTTTGTTTTTGGGTTAATGATACAAATGGGATTGTAAAAAATAAATCCCCTCTTAATCCGAGAGTTGTATACGTATTAACATCCTCGTTCATAGCACCAATAAACTGGAACTCTCTATCTACTGAGCATATAAATGAGTTCATGCATTTACGTTTTAACGGGTATTTATAAATATCAGCATCTGATCCACCAATAAAATCCCCACCCTGAGCTATTGCAATACTTTTTGCATTAGTTAGTTTATAGAAGTTAATTAATAAATCAAATATATTATTAATCCTACTTCTTATTAACCATTTATCTTTAGGGGTTTCTAAATTATGATTTATCCTAAAATCAAAGCTTATATAATCATCATCGAGCTCCATAAAGTAAGTAATTCCTAATTCTTTTGCTATATCAAAACAGGCATTTCTTGCATGGGTAATCGTTCTACGCTCATCGAAATTATTACCCTCATCGACTCGATCTGCATATTCTTTTTTATTAAAAATCTTTATATTTTCTATACCGAAATTTTTAATATATCTATCAATAGTTTTATCCTCATTATCAACTATAAAATATATTCTACCTGTATAATTAAGATATCTTAATGTTTTATACGTTATTACATTATCCGGTCGCCCGTGAGTTAAAATAAAAATAGCGAAATTTTTATTCTCCATATTCTTCCATGTATTGATTTGATATATCCTTACTAAGTTTTATATATCCAAATTCTATTGCTCTCTCGAAATCAATTATTATAAGAGCAGAATGCTCCATGAGATACTGAACTTCTTTTGTCGCGTGAGCATAATAATCAGCTATTTTTTCATAATTAAATATAGTATGCCTTCCTGCAGCTTTAATTAAAAAAGCCTTCTCGTCATCTGGTGCGTTTGATAATTCAATTTCCCTTATTAACCGCTTAGTCTTCGAGTCGTCGTAAAGCTCTAATAGATACGGCTTACGATTTTTCGGTTCGTATATAGGCGCTTTAATTTTAGATGTATATTTTGAGGACTCAGGGGCAAATTCCTCTCCGAATAAATTAAATTGTTTTAAGCTATTTGTTTTTAAATCATTATTT